TACGAAAGGGTGGGGCGTCTTTTTCTCGGTCCCTCGAGGGCGGAACTGGTTTCATGGGCTCTACACTCGGGGGCAGGACCGGGAGAAGAAAGGATGGTTTTCTATCCAACTCCCCACGGCGAGCAACCCGGAGATCGACCCGGACGAGCTCCAGGAGGCGAGGGAGACCCTGCCTTCGGCGATCTTTGAACAGGAGTACGAGGCGAAATTCCTCGAAGACGGGGCCGGTGTCTTCCGAAAAATCTCCGCCTGCGTCAAGGGCAAGCGGGTGCCGCCACAGAAGGGACACACATATTCGGCCGGGGTGGACCTTGGAAAGCACGAAGATTTCACCGTTATTTATGTACTTGACAACTTTACGGGGGCCGTCGTAGAATATGACAGATTCAACGAGATCAGCTGGCCGCTCCAGAAACAGCGAATCATCCGACTCTGTAAAGCCTACCAGGCGGCCACGTTAATCGATTCAACGGGGATCGGCGATCCGATCTTCGATGACCTCTCAAACGCAGGGCTCAACGTCGATGGCTATCTGTTCACGAATCCAAGCAAAACGGCCCTGGTCGAAAACCTGAGCATCACCATCGAACAGGAGGGGATCAGTTTTCCGATGATCCCTGAGCTCATTCATGAACTCGAAATCTTCGAATACGAAATCCTCCGATCGGGCCGGGTCAGGTACCAGGCACCGCCGGGGTACCACGACGACTGCGTCATGGCCCTGGCTCTCGCGGCATGGAAGCGGCAGCACCCGGTCCGGGCGGGTTGGATAGCGTAGGAGGCGACATGGGAACCTTTATCGAGTACCTCAGAAAGATATGGGCGATCGAAGAGACCCTGAAGAACATCGGCGATCAGCTCGATGCCATCGTGTCGAGGCTCGACGCCCACGACGCGGCCCAGGCGACCAAGTTCGGCGAGGTCGACGGGAAGCTCGAGACGCTCAAGAATGAGCACGCCGGCTTGGATTGGCCGGGTTGACAGTGGAGGCAGGAAAAATGAGAACCATCAGCATCGACGCCCTCGGCCGGGCCCTCTTCTGGGGGGTCGTCGCAATCGGCGCACTGGCAACCGGGCGGCACCTCATCGTTATCGCACTCCTGGGGAGTTGAGATGGCCGACCCCGCACCTCGCCTGATCGTCGAAGACTGGAAGATCCCCCACGAGATCTTTGTCGAAAACGACAAGGAGGGCGAGGACCCGTTTTTCGAGGAGCTCCGCGACGACCATTACAACCACCTCTACCGGTGGGTCAAAGAATGGGGCATCCGGTCCGTCCTCGAGATCGGCGTGAAGGCGGGGTATGGCCTGTTCTCCTTCTGCTCGGCGAACCCGAAACTCCGGTACTGCGGGATCGAGTTGTGCAAGGAGGGCCACCGCTTCGCCCGAAACGCCCAGGAGCTTGCCGGACTCTTCCCGGACGCTCGGTTCGAGTTTCTGTGGGGGACGCGCTCGACCGACCTCGACGTGCTCCCAGGCTCCCGCTGGGATCTGATCTACATCGACGGCGAGCACACCGCCGAGGCGGTCTTCTCGGACCTCGAGCTGTCCGCTCGGTACGCGGACCAGATCCTTCTCGATGACTGCATCATGGAGGGCGTGGTCAACGGAGTCGGGCCCTGGATCGTCCGGCAGTACGGCAAGGGGCTCAGGGTTCCCCACGAGTATTTTCGGACCAAGCACGGGCATCTGCTCATCGACGTGGCGGAGATCACGGAATGACCGAAAAGTGGATCTTCCCGAAAGAGAAGATGATGCCCGGCGACGGCTGGAGCGGCGGCAACTTCTACGAGCAGCTCAGTCAGAACCAGTACCCTCACTACCACGAAATCATCGGGTTCTTCGGGATCCAGAGCGTCTTCGAGATCGGGGTCCGGGCCGGGTACTCCATGTTTGCCATGCTGACCGCGAATCCGGGACTCCGGTTTTACGGGGTGGACAAGCTCTGCGAGGATGAAAGCCGGCCTCGATGGGCACACGCCATCCAACTGGCTACCGAGTTTCCGGAGGCGGACATCCGGCTTGAAAAGGGGAACTCGCAGAAGATGACCGAGCTTCCTGGCCGGTTCGACCTCGCCCACGTGGACGGGGACCACAGCAAGGGACCGGCTCTGCATGACATCAAACTCTGTGCCCCCTACGTTGACCTGATCCTCGTGGACGATTACAATTACATCAGCACGGTCAAGGATGCCGTGGACGAATTCCTCGTGACCTGTGAGGGGGTCTCGAACTGGGGACACATTCCCTCCTATCATGGACATGCGCTCCTTGTGACGCGGGACGTGGTCGCGCCACTTATCGCGGGATAGGCAAGAGGTAAGCCACCGGGTCCATACCCCGGAAATCGCCGGTTCGATTCCGGCTCCCGCTACCAGATAGTCAAAACCGAAAACCAAAGATCAGGCGCTTCCCCTGGCCGGCCAGGCGCTAAGGGGGGAAGCGCCTTTTTCTTTGGGGGGACCGCGATGCCCGAACCGATCATCCTCTATGGCGCCAACAATCGACCGATCCCGAAAGGACCGCCCGCCTTCAACGATCCTGCTCACTGGACGATTGTCGGGAGCGGCTCGCCCTGGGGAGACAACCCGCCGAAGGACTACGGCAAGCTCCTGGACGCCTACACCTCGTGGGTGGAGATCTGCGTTTCGAAAATTTCGATGTCCCTCGCCATGGCACCCCTCTATCTGTACCGGGACATGGGCGGCGGCGACCTTGGCGATCCCATCGAGCGGCACGTTGTTTACGACCTCTTCCGGAGGCCGAATCCTCGCACCCGTCAAGTCCGGATGCAATTCTTCCAGAAGACCTGGATCCACCTCGAGCTGACGGGAAACGCCTACTGGTACGCTCCGGGAGTCGTGGCCGGCCGCCCTCGGGAGCTCTACATTCTCCGGCCGGACCGGGTCAAGGCGGTCACGAAGGGAGCAGGGGATTTCGTCGAGGTGCTGGGGTACCGCTACAACGCAGGATCGGGAGTGGAAGAGGTGATGCTTCCCGTCGAGGAAGTGGTGCACTTCAAATATCCACATCCGAAGGACCCGGTTTACGGGCTTTCCCGACTCAGCACCCAGGAGTATCCCTACGACATTGACCACGCCCTCGGAGTCCACGAGTACAGCTTTTTCAAGAATCGAGCAGTGGTCGACCTGATCCTCTCGGTCAAGGGCGTGACTCAAGACCAGGGAGAGGCGATCGTCGAAAAGTACAAGCAGAAGCACCAAGGACCGGACAAGGCGTTCGAACCGATGGTGATCCCGGGCGAGGACGTGAAGGTGGAAAGCCTGACACAGAGCGCCAAGGACGCCCAGGTTGCGGAGCTCGCCGACCGGGTGAGGGACAAGCTCCTTTCGTCCTTCGATATGCCCGCCGGGAAGGTGGGGCTCATCGAAGACGTGAACCGGGCGAACGGGGATTTCCTCGACGCGATCTTTGCCCGTGAGTCCCTGATTCCTCGAGGCCGGATGTTCTGTGAAACCCTGGACGCCCAGTTTCTCCCGCGCTTTGATGATCGCCTCGTGTGCGCCCTCGACATCGACGTCCCTGGCGACAAGGAATTCGAGCAGAAGCGAGACGTTGAGGACGTACAAAACGGAATCCGGACGATCAACCAGGTCCGTGAGGATCGGGGAGATCAGCCCGTCGAATGGGGCGACACCTGGTATAAGCCGTTCAACCTCATGCCGGTGGGCGAGGATCCGGACCTCGGCGAAAGTCGCGGGGAGGATTCGACCCGTGGGGCGACGTCGGCAGTCACGAAGGACGCCCGGCAAGAGTCGATCTGGAAACAGTTCGTTGCCCGCACCGATCCGCAAGAGCGCACCCTCAAGCGGGGCCTCGTCAAGTTCTTCCAGCGACAGGAACGTGAAACCATCGAGCGCCTCGCCGAGTACGGGCCGAAGACGCTTGGAGTCTTCGAAGGGTGGAGCAAGGGCAAAGTCAAGGCGCACCTCACGAAGAACATGGACCTCGTTGACCAGATCCTCGGCGACATGACCGGCTACACGGACGAGATGCAGGAGTTGCTCCGCCTGCACGAGTACGAGGCGTTCCGCGAGCACGGGGAGGCCGCACTCGCCGAACTGGGAGCCATCGAGATCGACTTTAACCTTCAAGAAGTTCAGGGGCTCGCCTGGATCGACGAAAAAGTGGCTACCTCGGCCCGGATCGTGAACGAGGGGACCTTCCGAGTCCTTGGTGACACCCTCTCCGAAGGCCTCGTTGCCGGGGAGGGGATCCCCGAACTGACCGCCCGGGTGCAAACGGTCTTTGCCGACTCCTGGAGGGGGACCGAAGCGAGCTCGCGGCGGATCGCCCGAACAGAGATCATCGGGGCCGCGAACAAAGGGGCGATGGAAGGCTACAAGGCCGGGGGTGCCACAAGCAAGGAGTGGATCGCCGAGATCGACGACCGGGTCCGCGAAGAGCACGCGGCCGCAAACGGTCAGATTGTGCCGATCCACCTTGGATTCGACGTGGCCGGCGAGGCGCTGGCTCACCCCGGGGACCCGTCGGGAAGCCCTGAGAATATCATCAACTGCCGGTGCACCGTTGCGCCGGTGCTCGATTAAGGAGACGCTATGCCTGGACTCGTGACCACGAAACTCGATGGCGGCAAGCTCCGGAAAGTAATCAGCTTCGAAATCAAAGATGCCTCGGAGAACGCCGAGGAGCGGAGCTTTGACGCTGTGGCCTCGACCGAGGCAATCGACCGAGACAACGACATCATCCGGGCGAAGGGTTGGAAGCTCGCGAACTACCGGAAAAACCCGGTCCTCCAGTTTGCCCACAACTACTCGACGCCTCCGATCGGCAAGGGCGCGAGCGCCAAGGTGGACGGCGAGACGCTCGTTTTCCGGCCCACGTTCCCGCCGGAGGGGAAAAATCAACTGTCCGATCTGGTCTACGAGATGGGCAAGTTTATCGGCGCCATGGCCTTTTCGGTCGGCTTCAACCCGATTGAATTCGGCAAGCGGCCGGACCTCACCGATGAGGAGTGGTACTCGATGTGGGGTGGCTACGAGTACACGAAACAGGAACTTCTCGAGATCTCGGCCGTCCCCGTCCCGGCGAATCAAGAAGCCGTGGCACGGGTGAAAAGCCTCGGCCTCGATCCTCACCTGATCGTCCTCGAAGAGGAGAAGCGGGCGAAGGACGCGGCCCTCTCCGGGATCGTCACGATCGACATGGCGGGCGAAGACTTCGACGAAGAAACCCTGGAGCACGTTGACATCGACAAGCGCCTCGGGGTCCGGGCCATGGTCGGGCGAACGGCCGGCGGGGTGCTTGCCGTGAAGGGGTACGTCTTTGACAATTTCGTCGAGGAGAAAGCGGCCGGCTGGGTCGAGGAGAACGGCGAGACCGTGGGACGCTACCTCCCTGCCGTCCTGGAGCGCGAAAAAGGAAACGATCCGCCCGAAGTGGGCGGCAAAGATACCGAACCCGAACCCAACGAACCCGGAGACATCCTGGTCGTCGACGACCCGGCACCCGACGACGCCGATGTCCTTGCCCTTGAGCCGGACGGAGAAGAAACCATTGACATTGCGCCCGAACAGGTAAGATCAATGATCCGCGAAACCCTTGCCGATGTGGTGAGCGAGGCCGTGAAAACTGAGATCAATTACCGCCTGGGCGTGCTGGAGGACTGAAAATGACGGCTGAAGAGCTGAAGAAATTCATCAAGGAGGCGCTTGACAAGGACACCGTCGCGCCCCTCGTCGGACAGATGATTAAGGAAAGTCTCGACACCTTCGAAACCGGGCTCAAGGAAAACGCCCCCTGGAAGGCCGACCTTTCCCAGTTTGAGGCGAAGTTCGCCCCGGGCCTCCTCGAGTACAAGGACCTCGGCGGCGGCTACTACATGACGCCGAATCAGAGCGTGGTCCGGACCGCTTCGCACCGGGCCGGGATGGATCCGTGGGTGAAGCTCTCCCCCCAAATGGAGACCTTCGCCAACGTGTTGAAGTACCTCCATGCCCCGGACGGAATGAAAGGGAAGCTCTACACGGAGGCGGTCCAGAAAGCCCTCTCCGAGGGGACCGACTCGGCGGGTGGGTACCTCGTGGCCGAGGAGTTTCGGGCCCAGCTCATGGAGGTCGTAATCAACGACTCCATTTTCATGAGCCGGGGGTGGAGGATCCCGATGCGGACCGACTCCATCACCGTGCCGAAACTCGCCCAGAGCTTCGACGCGACGAAGAGCTACTTCGGCGGGATCACCTTCGTGTGGACCGATGAGGCCGGTGAGAAGACGGCGACCGATCCGAGCTTCGAACAGCTCCGCCTGATCGCCCACAAGCTCGCCGGGATCGCCTATGTCTCCATGGAGCTCCTGGCCGACTCGGCGATCAACTTCCTGAACTACGTGACCGGGCTTTACAGCCGGGCGATGAGGTGGATCTGGGACTACCACTTCATCAACGGAACCGGGGCCGGCCAGCCCCTCGGGATCGTCAACGACCCGAACGTCCTGACTCAGGCCCGGGTGACGGCCAACGCCGTGAAGTTCGCCGACCTCGCCAACATGGACGCGCAGCTCGACGAGCACTTCATGAATCCCGTATGGCTCATGAGGAAGGCGACCGGCCTCGTGCTCCGCAAGGAGACGGACAGCAACGGCCAGCTCATCTGGCATGACGGCTACAACACGGGCCTGGCCGGAAGGGCGGTCCCCCCGACCCTGCTCGGCTACCCGGTGATCTTCACTTCGCACTGCCCGACGCTGGGCACCACGGGCGACGTGATCCTCGGCGACCTCTCGTACTACGCCATCGGGAGCCGGGAAGAGCTGCTGGTCAAGACGAGCGAGCACTACAAGTTCATCAACAACCAGATCACGATGTTGGTCGAGTCCCGCTTCGACGGGAAGCCCGGACAGAGTGAGGCAAACGTGATTCTCCAGGCCGCCACCGGCGGAACCGGCTACATCAGCTGATCCTGATCTGACTTACAACGCCGGGCGGGAGAATGAGGCCCGCCCGGCTGGAGGAAATCAATGAGCGAAGGAATCCGAGACATGACCGAAAACGTCCTGGTCGATCTGGGCGTTTCCACCGGGATCTTTCCCCGGAGTGCTTCC